GAAGGGTGGTCTACGAAGACTGGATCGAAGTGGCAAACGATGCCTGAACTGATGATCCGTTATCGGGCTGCTGCTTTTTGGGGCAGATTGTATGCTAGTGATTTGCTCCTTGGCATTCAGTCACAGGAGGAGGTCGTTGATGTTGAGCTTGTCAATGTTTCCACCAACCTTGATGAGCTGAATGCGAAAATTCAGCCGCCCGCCGCTGAACCGGTCAAGACCGAGGTTGTCGATGAGCTGTTCTGAGTTCTTGACTGATGTGCAACTTGCTGAGCGGTGGCATGTCCATCGCCAGACGTTGATTAAATGGCGACGCTTTAATAAGGGTCCGGCTTATTCAAAGATCAACGGTCGTGTGCTCTACCCCTTGGCCGAGGTGGAGCATTTTGAAAAGGTCAACACCATCAACCATCAACAACCATGACTTTCAAAGCTAACGGCGCATTGTTCAAGAATACCCCTGAGAAACTACAGGAGCGTTTCAAGGATCGTTACGACCCAAATCGTAATTATCCCGGTTATGACGGTGTGTTTAGCATCAAGGAAGAGGACCGGATGGCATTTGCCAATTATGTGATGAATGCAAAGCCCAATGATCGAGGCGAAATCCCGGTGAAGATTAGCGGATGGGGCAAGCAGTCAGGCGCAGGGCAGACGTATTTGAGTCTTGCGTTCGAGCCTGACTTCAAGACGCTGAAGGCAATGGAGGAGGCGGAGGTGCTGGGCCAGGCGACTAGCAGCCTTGCAGCGGCAACTGGTGGAACTGAACTGTTCTGATCAGTAGGAGGACGACCCGTGCAGGCGACTGACACGGGTTTTCTTGTGTAAAGTTTTACAACAAACCTACCGGGCGCCACCTGCGGTGCCCTACCTTAGGTTCATGCCCAAACCGGGCACTACCCAAAACACATGCAATCAACTGTCCTACCAAGCAATCACGTCGTTCCAATTGTTTCAACCAGTTGGAGCACTTACAACTTGACACCAAGCAATCGCGGCACACAACGCACCGCTCCATTGTGGAAGTTTAATCTTGGTGAAAAGGTTTATGTTCGTCATTGGCCATCAAGAGATGTCCTATACATCAAGAACAGAGCAGAAGGTCAAACCTGGCCGCATTACATCTGCCAAAATGCTGTAGGTGATTGCTTCGTGTTGTCTCAGCTTTATTTGTCCTCCAAGGTGATTGAAGCGCGATGAATCCATTGCGTCAACGCATTGCTGATTTAATCAGTACCAGCAGCCTTTATGAACAAGGTTGCCAAGACGAACGACGGCACATCAAAGCATTGCTTAAAGTTCGCATGGATGAGCTACACCACAATTCAGTGGCATGGCAGGAATGCCGCAATCTGTTGTTTCACCTTCAAGAAAATGAAACCCCATCAACTTGACCTGCAACGCGCCACCATAATGGATGCATTGTATGAGCGCAGCGGCCGTACATGCGGCACTTACACCGGCCTATGGCAGGAGTTTTGCTCTGACATCGGTCCCAATTTCCGTGATGCCGACTACGACCAGCTACATGCTGACGTGTGCCAAGCCATTGATGACACCGGTTCAGTGATGACCGCCAAGCAAGCGCATCAGGCGATCGCCACCTGCCGCCGTCACCTGCTGGGGAAGTGGGCATGAGGAGGCTTCTGTTACTGCTGGCCATGCTTGCTGCACCGGCCCAGGCTCGGACCGTGACTGCCACCGTCTACGACCCCTGGTATGCAGGCCGCCCCGACTACTGCACAGGCCGCGCCTATCAGCACTGGGGCATCAGCGCAGCGCATCCGTGGCTGCCATGCGGAACCCTGGTCCGTGTCACCCATCGCGGTCGATCGCTGGTAGTGCCGATTAAGGACCGCTGCGACTGCAACAGCATCGACCTATCAGCAGGTGCCGCTTATCGGCTTGGCGTACCACTTGATGGTATTGCTCGCGTGGGGATTGAATACTGATGACTGACCTATCACCCGTTGCTCAAAAAGCACTAGATGCCGCCTACGTTGCAGACAGTCATGTGCATCACGAGCGCGTTTCGCATGTGATTGCCGTCGGTGTTATTCGTGCCGTTACGGATCTACCTAACGAGCTTGAGATCCCATTCAATGTGATTACAGATTGGGAAGCCATTCCTGGCACCTGCGCCAGTTTCTATGCCGCTGCTGAGTGGGGTTACAACCAGGCCTTAGCAGCGCAACGCGCCATCGCCACCGAACTGGAGGGCCATTGCTGACACCTTCACCGCCGCCAACCCTAATTACCATCATATGAACTGCCCTAAATGCAATCACGGTACGGTGTTTGTTTTACAATCAAATACCACAAAGCCGAATCATACAACACGTCAACGTGTATGCGACGATTGTAAACACAAGTGGTTTACGGTTGAACTCGAAATTGAGTCATGGGCCGTTAAGTGGGAAAAGGTCAACCCAAACTTTCGGTTTGGTGGCAAACCAACGCCTTATGTTTCAGTGTCAATTGTTTATGGTGACGACAATGAGTGATCTTGTTAATCATCCTCCGCATTACGCTGATCGTAAATACGAAACCATTGACGTCATTGAAGATGCTATTTCCAGTGCTCCTTCTGATATTGTTTGCGGCTACCTTCAAGGTCAAGCTCTTAAGTATTTGCTAAGAATGTGGCTGAAGGGTGCTCCACTCCAGGATGCACGAAAAGCCCAGTGGTACATCAATCGTCTCATCAACCATCTTGAACCATGAACGCACCATTTCTTTCTTGGCTTGAAAATGCTGCAGTCCGTTTTTTGATTAGCAGCCCTCGCATCAGCATGGTGCATGTCAAACAACATGGCACCACGGCCGTTTATGGCGTCAAGGATAGAAATGATCCCACCAACGCTGGAATTTGGGAAAACGACACTACAGAGCCAGAATCAATGCAACTGGAACGGTTGTATCACGCGCCTTCATTTGGTGAGAAAGATGATTAGTCTTTACAATGGACGTGTTGTCATTCAACGCAATTCTTTAGCAGAGAATTGGATTGCAAGGGTTAAATTGCCCAATTTTGAACCGGCTACGATTGATCTTGGTACATCAGATTTGCGGGCAGCGTTTATTTGTGCTCAATACAATTACTTGGCACTGTACAGCGGGAAATCAATAGAAGAAATCAGGGAATCCTATCAAGGCAAAGCCAAGTGCTGGTCTTGCATCCACTGGACACCACGGTCTGATGCATGCAGTTTTGGCTTCCCCGAGGCGCGCACGAACAAGGGTCGCTACGCTAGGAAATGCTCGCTGTATGAAGACGATGGAACGGAAAGTATTGGACCGCCTTGAGCGCGGTGAAACACGCTGGATCGAAGTGATGGAGGGCGATGATGGGATGCCATTGTATAGGGCATGCGGCAATAATGGAGCAGTTTGCCGTTACACAGTGGATTTATGGCAAGCTGAAATTTATGTTCAGTATTACTGATTAGTCCATGCAATAATTGCCTCTTCCTTAGTTGCGCAATAAAAATCTTGATCTCGATACCAGTCTTTCCAATCTGTATGTTGCTTGGGGCTATTGCAACCAAGGCAACAGCTAATCAGATTTGAACGTACAGTTAAACCACCCTTTACCTTTGGGATGATATGATCCAGCGTTGCCGATCTACCCAGTTCTGCGCAACAATAGGCGCATTTCCAGTCCCACGCAAGGTGGATTTGATCACGAAACCGGAGCTTTGCTTCCTTCCTCGGAATCAGGTTCGTCCCGTCGATCTGGTGATCCATTGCAGTTGCCAGGCAAGGGGAGCAGTTCGATTTCAAGGTTCAACAGATCATCATCATTGTGGATGAATTCAGTGATCTGTGCATACAGGTTGTCGCAGAGCTTGTTTGGATCCGTGTCGGATCGAATCACCACTTTCGCGGTAATGTCCACCAGATACGCCTGCATGTGGGCAAAAGCCGCAGTCCCTATCGTAGCCACCACTACCCAGCAACCCATGTCCTATTCCCTCGTCATCGGCCCATTTGACGACCATGCCAGCGCCCAGCAATGGGCGGAAAGCCATGCTCTCGACAATTACGACCTGCTTGAGTTCAACCCTTGCTCGCCGTTACGCCCAGATCGCAGTTGTAGCGACCAGTCTGAGCGTAAGTACTATCTGGGGTGCCCGATACCAGAATGAATTTCATCTGACCAATCCGCATCCCAGGCCAAATCGGTAAATCACTGAACCGGCGGCTGTTCTTCAATTCCATGGTCAGCCGTGACCCAAACCATCCTGGATCGCACCACCCTGCTTCAGCATGGTCCCAGCCTTCTCGCGCACGGCTTGACTTCAGGACAAACTGCGCCCCAAGGTAGTTGGGAAGATTGAATATCTCCCTAGTTTCGGCCAAGAAAAATTCGCCAGGCTTGATCCAGCAGGGGTCTTCTTGGTTGTAGTCATGAATTCCCTTGATTTCCATGTCAAGGGTGCCGGGCACCTCGATCATGATGCGTTCGCCTAGCGTCACGTCCAGTGATGCAGGATTGAGATGCGCCTCGATGTAAGGCGACACCATTTCCTTCAGTTTGCAAAGGCGACGGATTTCGTGATCAGGAATCAGCATTTGTTCAAGCGATGATGCACCACCCGGTGCTGGGACCATCAACCATCCAACGAGGTTCCCAGTTGGCGTAGCTGTAGTGCAGCTTAGATCCAACGGTACTGCCGTAGGTGCCGGCGGTTATGTTCATCTCACCCCATGGATCATTGACCCAGTAACCTTTGGCGTCATAACCGATGATGCACAGCCAGTGGCCGCCGCCGCTGGGCGCTGTGACCGGTCCGTGATGCAGGAAACCAGCGGGGACAGGCTTGCCAGCATCAATCTGCCGCTTGACTAGATCACGGTTGCCGCCAGTCTCGAAGCGGGCCTTGATGCCGTATTTTGCCAGTGCCTTGAGTTGCACTGATGCATCGGTGGTATCACCAATGCTGAAGACAGTTTTGATGTAGTCATCATCCGAATGGATGGCGCCTGGTTTCAGCGTCATCAGCAGCATGGCGCAACTGGAGCTGAAGCAGGTGCGATTGGCATCGCGGTAGTTATCCCGTTGCGACTGGTATGGCGTCGCCAGTGGATTCAGTTGCTTGCCAGCTTGACTCCAGACGCTGAACCACGGACGGCTGCGACGCATGGCAACGTCATAGCCATTGACGCGGATGTCCTGTTCAAGTTCTGTGATCGCCGCAAGCTGATGCGGCAGGTTGCGGTTGTTGCGAAAAAGCTGATCAAGCGTGATCGGGCTTGTATTGGTCATCGCTTAACGCGGGGCGACACAACACCGGCAATGATTTCGATCAAACGGTAGACACGCACGGCTACACGAGCAGCATTGCTCAGTGCTGCGTTGTCTTTTGGTGTCGGCGTCAGGTTGACAATTACCAGCGCGAGTCCGTGGATCGCCACTGCAAGCGCAACGTATTCAGCGATGCGGTCCATCTCAGGGGATGTGATGTGCCTCCAGCCTAGCAATACGCTGCTCTGCTGTACCAAGGCGGCCAAACAGTTCACGGCGGTCGGTGCGCATGTCCTCGCGGATCGCTGTGAGTTCAGCGGCAATGTGCTCAACACCAGCACTGAGCTTGACGATGGCGATATTTGCTCTTTCGTCTTCCGTGCCGCGAGCAGCAACCCACCGGGAGGCACTACCACCAACACCGCCTAGGACCAGGCAAGCAAGACCAACGATCAAATTTTCGACCATGACAAACCAGTGCCGACGCTTGCTTGCATTTTAACGACCTTGACCCCGCAAGGGTTTTCGCCCTCGACGCCGTGGTCGTGAATTTTGGCCCTGCCCTTGGCTGGTGGTTTTGGGTGGCCCAGGTTGGTGGTCAATCCGGGCAACACCGGTCTTGCTCTTTACTGCCACGGCACCCCAGCCGCCTTAGTAGGAGCCGCCTGCTCATCCAGTTAGGCCACCGGAGCCTTTGATGCCTCGTAGGCAGCAACCACCTCAGGCGTCCACAGCGCAGCAGCAACTGCTTGCAATTCAGCGCAGTCGTCGCTTACATCTTCGCCAGGGGCGCGGGTGTGGCGGTGATATGTCTTGCCTATTTCCTTGCCATCCTTTTCGATGATGTCAGCGCGACGACATTGGATGATCGAATAAGGCGGAATGATTTCTAGCTGGTGCTCTTGACGTTCAGTAAATGTTGCCATTTTAGGGACTGCCGATTGGCAGAAACAGGTTTAATGGGCTTAGTTTTAAGCCGTTGCGGGCTGGGCAGAAATCAAACGCGGAATGTAAAACCAAAGAAAATGCTTAAAGAGGCAGTTAATGCTGATGTAGCGTATAAGTTTGTTGAACCCCCAGTAGCATAAAGACCCGCTGTTTGATTGACATTATAATTTGTGCAATTTCCCCCACATCCATCTAATGCTTGGGTAAAAATTAAATTTGAACACAAAATAGAGCCAGCACTAATAGCAATACTTGTTGAACCTGAAACACTTCCTGTAACGTAGACAAGGTTACCTACTTTTGTATAACGCCCGGTTGATGAAAACGTACCAACCACAGCCAAACCAGACCCTTGATTAGGCGTCCACGTCCCCTCTTCATAATCATCCAGCGTATTAGCATCACTTGCTGCTACGGCAGTTGCAGGGAATGTGATGCCGCTGATGAGTTGCAGGATGCCGCCGTTGGCATTCCCACTAGACGCGCCAACTAAGAGCCTGCCGGAGCTGTCAATGCGGGCGCGTTCGGTGGTTCCAGTTGTAAATATGATTGGCTGCGATGCCGCAGTATAAATATCAACAGGTCCACCATTTGACTGAATCCTGAATGGATCAGTAGTAGCGGTGCCAGTATTGTATAAAAACCCAATAGCACTACCACGAGTAATACGGAAAGCAGTTACATCACCATTAAGGTGCAGCAAAGATTCAGGGCTAGTAGTTCCTATGCCTACAAGGCCTGCGGAGGAAACAAACACCCGGTTAGTGCCACCCGTCGCAATCCCAATCTGGTCTGCACCGGGGCTGTAGATGCCGGTGTTGGTGTCGCC